AACTCACCAAGCCACTACACGCAAGGTGGCCAAGAAGCAATAGTAACGATAGAAGATGCAATCTCTAGTGCACCTGGACCCGTTACAGGCATGCTTCAAGGTAATGCACTCAAATACCTCATCAGACTGTGGTCTAAAAACAATGCTATTCAAGATGCTAAAAAAGCACGTTGGTACCTTGATCGCCTTATTGCACGTCTTGAAGGGAAAATTGAATAACTTCTAAGCAGGCTAACGCCTGCTATTTAAGTTTTGCTCACGTCACATGATTAACTCTATCTTCTTAATATAGGGCTAGCAATCATTAGTGTTATGGGCGTACATAAAGGGGATCCTACACATCTTGAGAATCCTGATAAATATTTTATGAATATAGCCAAAGCTGTGCAGGAAGGATCTAATCACCCGATAGCACCAGGAGGCTGCGTGATCACTAGAGGAAGAGAGCTTATAGCTGACGGACGTTCAGTCCTAGCAGCATGCCGTGTAGAAGTTGATTGCATTACTTATGCGATAGCTTCAGCTGCAAAGTTTGGAACTTCTTTAGGTGGTTGCGTTATTTATTCAACCCGTTATCCGTTTAGTGCTGCTATATTTCAATTACATCTTATGGGTGTCCGTAAGATGATTGTGTTGGCGCATGAGTGGGAACCGTACTACAAAGACGAATTCCGCCGTGCATCACGATTAGCTCGCGAACTAAACATATCTATTGAACCATTATTTGAAAATGAAGACGAACGTTTCACAACAAACGATCAAGCCCCCCGTTTCGGAGCTGCCAGTCAAGCAGAAGAAGAGTTCCAAGACAAAGACCTCTACACGACAAGTCCGGTTGAACAAAGCGATTCAAACATATCAATTGATAAATAAGCCGATGACTACACCTGTGCTATTCGATATTGAATCCACTGGTCTTCTCAGACAAGGGAGCAGCATTCACTGCATCGTTGCTCGTGAACTAATCGAGCCTGATGAAGTTGAAGTGTTTGATATTCATCGCCCTGACAGCACCATCAATATGGGTGTCGAGCGGTTAAAAGAAGCACCAATTCTTGTTGGGCACAACATAGCTACCTATGACATCCCTCTTATCCAAGAGGCTTATGACTTTGACTATCAAGGTGAAATTTTTGACACTCTTGTACTATCTCGTCTTTTTTATCCTGACATCAAAGAAAGAGATTTCGAACGTAGGCCAGCAGGTATGCCAGCAAAGTTATATGGCTCTCATGGATTAGAAGCTTGGGGTCATCGGTTGCGATGCTTCAAAGGTGACTTTGGTAAGCATCATGATTGTTGGAAAGTTTACACTCCTGAGATGCTTGATTATTGCATTCAAGATACACTAGTCAATGTGAAACTATATGATCTCATGATGCGAAGGATGGATGATTATGTTACCACCAAATGAAGGCCTAATTAAAATCAATAAAGAAGCAAAGACCATACTTATATTGGTCAAAATGCCAACCCCTGAAACCCAAAAAAGGTTGAAAGAGGAATTAGAAAAAAACTATCCAGAATATACTGTTATACAAAGAAATGACGACTAAAAAACAATTGCCTACAAAAGATGCTCCGCTTAGCGTAGAAGAATTTCAAGCTGCTGCTGATATCTTTTTTCCACTCTACAACGTTGTCTCTTCCGAAATGGCGGGGGCAAAGGTTGAGGACATTTTGAAAGTTATGGAAAATCTTGCAAAGCTTGCTCACCGTGAGCGTGCCAAAGCTCGTGAAGAATCAATAAAACTTAAGTTTGGTTTTAACCGTTCCAACAAAGAAGACAACGAAAAGGAGAATGACGACGATGCTGAATGACTTCGTAGACCTTGAGATGCGTATGGCTGTGCTGATGGCGCAGCAAGAACAATCTGGATTCCGCTTTGACAAAGAAGCTGCCATTGAAGTTCGTGCAGAACTGCAGCAAGAGGTCAACGATATTCAACAGAAAATCAAGTCTTGCTTTCTGTTTGTGCCTGGCAAAGTATTTACACCTAAACGCAATGATAAAAAAGCAGGGTATGTAGCAGGCTCGCCTCTCACCAAGTTGATTGAATTCAATCCCACTAGCCGTCAGCACATTGCATGGGCACTGCAGCACCACAGCGGAGCACGCTTTACTAAGACTACTGACACTGGTAAACCCAAAGTTGACGAAGCTACGCTTTCTGAAATCCGTGACATTGCACTACAGCAAAGCAACCCCAAGCTCCATGCAGAGTGTGAGATGTTCATTCGCCTCCTCACTTTGCAAAAGTGGTTGGGTCAACTTTCTGAAGGTGCTAACTCCTGGTTCAATACCGTTGAAGATGATGGCTGTATTCACCACAGCTGTTCCCTAGCAACAGTTACGGGCCGGAATGTGCACCGGGGTCCAAATCTCGGGCAAGTGGTCAGTGCTCCTTGGGCACGCAGGCTCTTCATTCCTCACCCAGGTCACGTCATGGTTGGATGCGACCTTGAAGGGCTAGAGCTGAGATGCCTTGGGCATTTCCTACATCGCTTTGACAACGGAGCCTTTGCTGATGTCGTAATCAACGGCGATATCCACCAACAGAATGCTGATCGTGTGGGATGCACACGGAAGGAAGTGAAGACCCTTACCTACGCATTTATCTATGGGGCGGGCGATGTGAAGTTGGGTCATAGTCTTAGCCCTGAGCTATCTGATGCAGCCAAAAAACGTCTCGGCTCAGAGTTGCGTAAAAAGTTCTTGGAAGCGATTCCTGGCTTAGAACCTCTGATCGTTGCAGTCAAAGCTAAAGCCAACCGTACAGGGCGCTTACGTGGCTTAGATGGTCGTCCTGTGTTTGTACGCGCAGAACACGCTTCTTTGAATTTTTTACTTCAGAGTGCGGGTGCCGTACTGAGTAAGCGCTGGTGTGTTATCGCACAAGATATGATTAATAATGCAGGACTTGTTTATCACACAGACTATACACGTTGCGCATATGTACATGACGAACAGCAGTTCTCAGTCATTCCAAGCGAAGCTGATCGCGTTGCAAGAATCTTGGTTGAGGCAGCACCTCGTGCCGGTCAACACTACGACTTTAAAATACCCATCACCGCCTCGTCAGACGTAGGCAACTCATGGTCTGATACTCATTGATATGTTTGAATTTAGTGTTGATAAAGAAGGGCTCATTGTGCTTGTCCAAGCAATGGATATGTATCTTGAGCGATGGCCTGGTGGCGATGCTGAACAACAGCAGCAAATCAAAGATATGGGAGATGTTCTCCATCGTGCGTTGCTTGAAGCAGCTTTTTACGATGGATAGACATGAAAAACATGATCAAAATTACTCCTGAAACATACAAAAAAATGAATGAGAGCTTTAAAGAAGAAGCTCTACCTTTTCGTATTGAAGTTCCTACACAGGAGCAAATTGATAAGTGGCAACGAAAGCTCTAAATGTTCTCCGTGAACGATTAGCCGTTGCTACACTATAAATATACGTTCATCTCAACACATTGATTGTTGAGACGCAAGTAGGTCAGAGACCGAAGGAACGGGGAATTTCACCTCACTATGGAGTTTCCAATGACTACAGTACAACTAATGGGTCTTGTTCGCGCCCAGAAAAAAGCAAAGCGTTCAAACCTCGAACTCTCGCATCATCAAGAGCGTGAGCTTTCAACAGAGCAAAAAGCAGGTCGCTGCTACACCTATCGTGGAGTGGAGTATTGCTACCGCTAAAAACTAAATACACCTGCAAGTACAAAGACGGAACTGTCGTGAAAGACTTGTCTTATGACGACAGTTATTCTTTGTTTCAAGAAGCACTAGGTACAAGCAACACTTGCTCCGTGTACCCAATGAACACAAACTACAACAGATCATAAGCAGGCTAACGCCTGCTTTTTTTATTGCGTTCAATATATTCAAACATCACATGACTGCTAACTGCACATCTGCCTGGCTCGGCAACAACGAGGCTGCTTGGCATGGTATCGGAACCGTTACCGCAGGTAGTCTCCCAGCGCGAGAAGCTTTTGAAACAGCAGAAGCACTCTTCACTGTGGAAAAGCGAGAGCTTTCCTTCCCAAAAGAAAGCACTTTTACCGATCCAGCTACAGGATTCGTCAGTAACGTCACTATCCAAGAACCATCAGGTTCATTCGGAGTTGTCCGAACAGACACCCAAGCCTTGCTCGGTGTCGTCTCCAAGCAATACGAGCTTGTACAAAACGACAGCCTTCTACGTATGGCGGAGTTCATCCGCGAAGAAGTTGACATGGACTGCGTCATCGTTTTATCACACGGTGCCAAGATCTGCTTTACCGCCACACTCCGTGGTGCGTCGGCGGACATCGTCCCTGGTGACACAGTAAAGAGACGCATT